GGCAGGACATCGTCGCAATCATGTAGTCAACCTCGTCCTCGGTTGATAGGCCGTCCAAGCCATGCCCGACGATGTCCTGCCACGCTTTGCGTGCTGCCTGAAGTTCTCCAAACAACTGGTACAACTCACGGCGTGAGGTCTTCATCAGTACGGAGGAAGCTCATCGTCAGGCTCATCCACAGGCGGAGCAACGGGCTTTGGTGCTGCCTTCGGAGCCGGATGCAGGATGTTCAAGAACGACCGCACGAGAGCAGCTACGGACTTGCCAGGATCAAGCTCTGCGCCGGCATTGATCTGAGCTGCCACGATGCGGGAGGCACTGGCGATGCTCGACTGGATTTCTATGGAGGCTTGGCGTGGGTCGCTGTAACTCGGGGCGGGGTTGCCCACGTTACCGCTGCCTGCCGGAAGCGCTGCCTTTTCGCCCGTCACCTTGAAGGACTTCGGATCGGCATCGATGTAGCCACGATCGTTGGTCTCTGCGGTGAACGTAACGATGTCACCGACAGCAGCCTTCGGAGGGTTGAAGCCGAAGCCGTACTTCTTGCCATCAACTACGATGGTGTAGAGCTTCCAGTCTTTGCCGTTCTTGTTGCCGGAGCGGAATGTAAATTCGTCGAACCGGCCCTTGATTGTTTCACTCACTTGTCGCTTGTCTCCTGTTGGTTATCGCTGTCGCTGTTTAGTATCGGTGTCGCTGTCACGCTGTTGCTTGTAAAGGGTGGAGCTGGGCCGGTGCTGATCTCCGGCTTTGTGGCTTCTCGCCACATTCATTCGCCTTCGCGAACTTCAACGCGCATCAGCCTGCGCATTCCAGCTCCGTAGACTCTAGTCAGTCCCGCCGTACCGATGCGCTTCGCCCCGCATCCACTCCTCAATGAAGTCCATTGTTAGAGCGTTTGCGGCTATGTCGCTGCGCTCCTTCTCTCTTTCTTCACGACTGCGGACATCCGAAGGAGCCACCAAAATCTCATCAATCTGATCTCTTGTAGCCGGTCGTCTCACTGCATGGAGCCGATAGACGTAAGTAAGCTCATCCCTCCCTGCATCCTCCGCCATAGCCAGTGCAGTTTCCTCGGACACTATTTGATCCGTAGAGGGACACAGGCTAATGGGGCGGTTCCAGTCGGAGGCAGAGAGGAGTACGTAGTGAGTTTTGATGGTGTTAGCTCTCCGATGTTTTCAGTGCTTGTTCCAATGGGATCGGCTTGTAGCCTGTCTGTTCCGCACTCACGCACACGTATCGCGGATCATCAAACCACTCCTCGTCTCGTCCGTAGTGCTGTACCGCACGATCATGGAGGTGCCCGTGGATGTTCAACTTGAATCTGACCAGCTCTGTCGGGTGAACTGGGATGTGGCTCAGAATGGCCCTCTCCAACACTGTGTAGGCCCGAATGTCCCTGAAGTACGGCGTGTATTCCTCCAATCGAAAGACATCGTGGTTGCCCTTGATCAGCACCTTGTCGCCGTTCAGGCGCCCCGCTGTGGGCAGCGCCTTGCGGTTGATACAGAAGTCGCCGAGAACGTACACCTTGTCCTTCGGCCCCACCGTGGCGTTCCAGAGAGCGACCATAGCCTCGTCCATCTCCTCGGTAGTGTCCCAAGGACGGAGCTTGGAGCCATCGTCCCGAAGGAAGCGGCATACGCCCTTGTGTCCGAAGTGAGTGTCTGCGATAACGAAATCGGTCACTTCAAATCCGCCCAGGTCTGTCCCACTTTCCCTTCCGACAGCAGGGGCACCTTCATCTTGAAGTACTCCCCCGCCCTCTTGATCGACTCACAGCCGATCTCTAGTATCTGTTCAGCTATCTCTGGGTCGCATTCGTACACATACTCGTCGTGCATCATGAGGACCCGTCTTGCGTAGAACTGTCCAACTCTGTAACCAGTATAGCACTGTTCAACTGTAGAATCAAGGATTATTCCGCCTAGCTGGCGGTCCATCCAAGCTGCCGAGAAGTCCATCACTACCGAGCCCGTGGACTGGATGAGCAGGTTGACCAGGCTGTGGCGGGCTCTGGACCACACCTTGCGGCCGTCTATACCCACGATGTACTTCTTACCGTTTGCTTCCCAGTGACAGCCTAGCGCCTCGTCTAGGTCCTTCAGGGGCTTGTTCAGGTCCCAATAGTCTTGGTGTCGCTTCGCTGCTTCCGATTGTGAACACTTGATCGTGCCAGCCAGCTTCTTGACGCCGCAGAAGTACCCGAGGGCGTACGTGCCATTCTTGGCAATGCTGCGGTCAATGCCCCAGAGGTCTGCGTTTTCCTGATGTGGGTCGAAGCCTTCGGAAAGAATCTTTTCAGCGTAAGCGCCCCCGTCGTATGAGTAGGTGAAGTGCCCCTTCAGCCTGTCCTCAAGGCTCGAAGCATCGAACCCCACCAGCACCTTCCCCGGAGCTGCTTTGAACAGCTCCCGCATCTCCTTCCCTAGTAGGACGTGCTCCTTGTTCTTCGGGATGTTTGCTACTACAGAATGCTTCTGTCTGAATGTCGGCGTGATACCCGCTGACGCTGCTGACAATCGGCCGTCGAACTCCAAGCGTCTGTTACCAAGCCACCCTTCCAGCACTGACAGCCGGTTCCGATAGGACAGCCACTTCACCACTTGCTTGATCAGATCGCCCTGCATCGAGAGCAGGTTCGGGCATATCTTCCCGTTCTCCTGCATCTTTGGTGACGACTTGATCGGCTCCTTCGTCTTCGGATCGCGCAGCGGCTTCCCGTCCTCTCCTCGCTCGAAGTTCCACAGCGTGCTTTCCCAGCCCTCGGCCACCAGCCAGCTCTTGATGTCGTCCTGGTTCCCCAGCTTCATCGGCATGGTGGCAGGAAGCTCCTTGCCGCCTTCTATGCGGTGGAACGTGCCATCTAGCCAAAGAATCTGGTTGTCGTTGCAAGCCTCTACTCCGTGCTTCTGTAGCCATTTTAGGAACACTTCGGAGTAGGAGCCATCCTTCTTAAACGGCCGTGCTGGGATTGTGTATTGGTGGCGCTCCGCTGATTTCAATTTCCGTGGCGGAAGCTGGGGTTCACACTCTGCTTCCAACCTCGTCTGTTCCTTTCTGATGTACTCCGTCAGTTCTCTCGCCTTCTCAATGTCGAACCGCACCCCGCACAACTCCTGAGCTGCCTGCAAATAACTGCACCGATGAGCAAGGCGGAGTGCTTTGTCCCACGAAATTTCCATCTTCTACGGTTTGAGAGTTGGCAGTGGCATCCAAGCTTCTGCTCGCCAACCATCTTCTATTCCGTGCCAATACCCGTTGCTCACGCCGCTCCATCTGCAATCTGTGAAACGGCGGTATATGAAATCGTCCTCCCGAGTCCTCCAAGCCTTAGCAAGAATGTCGATCTTTGTGTCTCCGGACCCACGCGGGGCCGTGCTCATCGGCTGCCATACACTACTCATCCGAAGGAGAATCCAAACGCTGCCTTTCGACTACATCCGCCGCATACGCTCCAATGACGTACTTGCAGGGTTTGTCTTTGATGGCTAGCCAGAGGACGTGCTTAAGCTCGTCGTGTGTGAGGTCTTCCAGCATCAGGTCTACGTCTTCTTCCCATGCGTTTAGAAGATCGAGGGATGCATCATCTTCAAAGGGGGGATCAAGACAAGGCTGTACTTTTAGCATTTGGGTGTCGCTCCGCTGTTTAGAATGGACGAAGGCAGGAATAGATCGAGCATCCCGCAAGGAAAATCGTGAGCACGCTCAGTGGAACCGAGACTTGATCTTTGAACTTCATGCCCCCTGCCAGAGAGGCCACGATTAAGAATGCTCCGGGGACAATGCCCAGCCCCGAGATGAGCTCATCAAGTGTCACTGTGCATCCTCCGCATGAGGCGGAGCCGAAGCCACCAAAACACACTCCACTATGTAGACAGTGCGATCAGCCATGAGGTCTCGGAAGTCGTGGAAGTTCTCCTTCGCTTCACTCAGCGCTTCTTCCTTGGTCTTTCTCCACTGACCGTAGTCAGAAGAAGACGGCTCCCACCAAGTAAAGCGATATTCTTGGGAGGGATCGGAGGCGTAGGATTCAGCGGATGTATTCGGTAGCTCGCCTGCCGGCGATGTGTCGCGCCCTTGGCGCTCTTCCTGCGGTCGCTGGACAAGCGCGTCCCGCCAGTGCGGCACCATGACAGCGTCATCGGCTCCGCTGCTCACCACGAGATACAGCCCATTGCGACGCCACCGCCGCCCAACGTCGTACGCAGTGGGCTTAATGGCGAAGAGCATCTCTGCACCATCCTGGTCTACTGCATACCACTCAGCCCACGAAGGGGCGCGTTCCCAGATACTGTTCATCTCTGTCTCCTGTACGTGTACACTTGTTGCTTGTCTAAGGAGGTCCTATGGACAACTCCCTACGTGTCTATCCCGTTGCCACCTACGAGGCTGGCCCCATGCTCCGTCTCGGCCTCTTCTGCCTGCGCTTCCACTACTGGGCTACTCCAGAATCCAAGCCCACAGTAGGAAGGCGTTACACCATGACGCCTGCTCAGATGAGAACGCTTGCCAAGCAGATGCTCGAAGACGCAGACATGCTGGAAGCTAGGAAGGCTGGCTAGCGGCCCTTGGCCCACCACTGCGGAGAACCACGCAGCGCCTGCGAGAGCTGCGCCATGCCGAGGTGCTCGGGGAAGAAGCCGACCTTCTCCTGACGCAGGGCGTTCCTGTAGACAGCCGCTTGCGGGCCGGTGCTCTGTGCTAGCCAAGTCTTGAGTGTTCGTGCCCACCCAGCCGAAACGGGCTTGAGCTTTTCTTTGCGTGCAGGCTGTTGCTGGTTGCGGTTGTTCAATTGATGTCTCCTGTTAGGTGTTTCGTTGTTCCTTGATCAGCGCCTTGTAGACTTCGTGTGTCAGCAAAACGTCGTTCTCGCAATACCGTCGCATGTCGTCGCTATACGCGGTGAAGTCCTTGTGATCGAGCTTCGGAAAGCCCAGTACCTCTCCCCATTTTTCTAGCGAATGAGCCCCGCCGTTCCTGTCGGCGTGTTGGTAGCGGCTGAGAACCAAGCAGTCTGTGATCTTCACTGGCCGTCCGTTGAATGTGTCCGGGCCAATTGCGAAGGGCAGATTCCAAAGTAGCCACAGCACGTAATGGTCGAAGCCGACGCCATTAAAGGAAATCAGATGCGTCCATTGCTCGCTGTCTCTGACAAACTCTTCTCGTTCCGTGTATGTCTTGATGTTGCCTGTTGCTGTCTCTAGAACGCTTATGCAATGTATCTTTGACGTATAGGGAAGGAGATCATCGGTTTCACAATCCCAAACTATCTCCAAGCGCAGCCTCCGCTTTCCGTTTTGACCACCACGCCTTCGAGCGCACGGATTGCTGCGCCTTGAACTCGTCCGTATGTCGCATTCCGAGGGACGGTTTTTTGCCGGCTCTTGCCACACACAATCTTGCACGATGTTCTGCGGAGAGGCTTTTACCTTTATGGGAGATGGATATCTTCTTCCTACTTTCTTCGCTCACCTCGTGACCCATACGCTTTGCCGACATCTTTGCTCTCGCCTCTGGCGTCCATTGTTTATGGTTCATCCTGGACTTAGACATACGCTGCAATGTCTCGGGAGAATGTTTCCTCCCCAGCATCGGCGAATGAGCAGAAGGACTCACGTTATACCCACGGGCAACGGCCGTGCCCAACTGTGTCAAATGAAACTGCTCCCGATCAAGGCGCTCTTCTCTCAAGCATTCTTCTATTACCTCAAAAGCGAACGCCAACTCTCCATATTCGTCCCATGCCTTTTGTAATTTTCTACTGTGGTGTTTACATCGCCTGAGCGCAGACAGATGACAACGTTTGCGATGTTCAAAGTTCACTGCTGAGCCTATGTATTTATCGTCATTGACCGTGTTTCTAATTTGATACACGCAACAAACTGCGGAGACCATTAGTAGTCAACCTCGACCGGCTCCAGCGCCCCCTTGTCTGTGTTGTAGAGAAGATAATCCCCCAGTCCGATCGTCCCTTCTTCCCTGTTCTTAAAGATGCGTGTTCGAGTCAACGGCCTCGCTGTGTCGTCTGCGGGGTCGGTGATCTGCCGCTCGATGCCGATGATGTTTGAAACCAAATGCTCAAGACCTCCGCTACCTCGGCCGTCCTGATAGGTCAGAAGCTCCCAATACGGGTACTTCGTCACGCCAGCCTTGTCACGATCTCGGGTCTTGCGGTTGATATGGACGACGAGGATTAGGTGGATGTCTGTGTCCTCAACGAACTTCGCCAGCTTCGTCATGAGCTGGTCGATCGCCTTTCGTTCGTCTTTCTCGTCGCGGCTGGAGATGACGTAGCTCATGTGGTCGAGCACGCCTGTCTTACATCCCTTGACCTTGACGAAGAACGCCAGCTTGTTGAGAAGAGATTCGTCGGTGAGGAGGGACTTCGCATTCGTCAACAGTTCCAGCCTGCTAAGAAGGTTGGTGTTGGCGTCCTCTACGACCTCGCGGGGAATGATGGTTGGGTCGCGACGGAAACGATTGAGCGCGACGCCACCGTGAAGCGCGATGATCCCTTGCCGGGTCTTCTTCTTTCCTTCCTCCAAGAAAATGTTGAACACCGGTTCAGACTGTTTGGTCAGTAAGTCGTACGTGACTTGGCGGCAGGCAGTCGTCTTGCCTGTGCCTGTTGGCGCCAGCAACAGAGTGATCTCTCCGCCTCTAAGGCCTTGTAGCTTCTTCATCGTGTTCGGGAGAAAATCGATGAACACCCCTTTCTTGTTCGGGATGAGCAACTCTCCGATGTCGTCAACCCTGCCGTTCTCGACAGCCTCGGGCGAGTAGTCTTTCGCACCCAAGAGACAGCTCCACCAACCCTCAACGTCTCCGGCTTCCAGATACTTGCCAGTATCTTTCCGCTTGAGCGTCATGATTTTGACTTCGCACTGCGAGACTAGGTGCTCTGCGAGAGCCTTCGTGGTAGCCATGCCCGGGCCGTCGTTGTCCAAGCAGATGACCACGAGCTTGTGCGAGGTGAAGAACTCCAGCTCCTTGCGAGTAGTGGCGTCCAGCTCGCCGGCTTCATTAGCCCCGTTGGGGAGACTGGCGACGTTGTAGTTCTTCCCTTTTTGACGCAGCATTTCCCACGCCGACATTGCGTCGATCTCTCCTTCAAACACTAGGAGCATCTTGGCGTTGGGTTTGCACTGCTGGGAACCGAAGAGGCCCTTGATCTTCCCAACCACGGAGAACTCTTTCGGCAGGCGGCGCTTCTTATACCCGACAATCTCTCCTTCACTGGAGTAGTAGGGGTAGAAGTGGTCAGTGATTTCCTGAGCTGTCTCTTCATCGACAGCAACGCGCACACCAAATCTACGGCAAGTCTCTTCCGATATGCCGCGATCTTCCAAGGCACGGAATGGGTACTTCTTGATCGCAGATAGTTCTAGACCGCTGTCATTCTTCATTCTGTTCCGTGTTGTGGGTGTTGCTTGTAGCGGGTAGTACTTGTTGCACTTGTGGCACATGCCGCCGCGTTCATCGGCGAACACGTTTAGATTGTCACCAGCCGTGTCCTCTCCCCGCTCAGCACAGCCGGGGCACTGCGTCTTCCGCACCCGTTAGACGCCCTGTACGCTTTTGGGTGTCTCTTCGATGTTTATCGCGGGGTTCTGGAAGCCGGCCCAAAACTTGCGAGTGCACCCATCCCAGGCCGAACCGGCGAGGTCTATATCTATACAGTCGCTATCACCATCACAGTATTGGAAGTGCCCTTCTAACATCTCCAGAAACGTCGGAGAATGGCCGCGCAGAACCTCGACGGCATAGGCGACACGATCCCAGAATGTTGCTTTGTACGGTGCCTCATCGCTGTTTCTTGTCACGTAGAAGTCTCCAATCAGTGTAACGTTGCACTCGTATGTTTGACGGCAGTACTGCGACTACACACCGGAACAGTCTCAGTTGCTAAGTCGGTTAGGGCGCTCACAATTAATCGCGCCATCGATTCGGCAGGAGTCGGACTGTTCAGGTCTGGAGTGCTGTCGGTCTCGGTCTTGAGTTCTACTTCGCCACTGGCCGTATCTTTAAGTGTGAATGTGAGGGTCGTCATCACTCGGCCTTCTGAATAGCATCGCCGCTTTCTTGCGCGGCTTTAGTCGCCCTGTTCATCCGTCTCTCCCTTCGACTGACCATTGATTGAAGCCGCTCCCTGAACGCACCCGCAGCACGCGGGGAATAGACAAGAAGCGCCCCTATGATGCTCAGAGCCAACACCTCCAGCCCGAAGCAATACCGGCTATTGAAAGCCGTGGAGTCCTCTTGCGTAAATCGTGCCAAATCTTCACATCCAGCGGCACTTTCTGTCATCTTTACATCACACACTGTTCCATCTTTGGACAAAGTAGCCGTAGGCTGTCTCACGTTCAGCGACGGATCAGTAGCCAATCACAGATACGAAGGTATCTGCGGCAGAGAGGAAGCTCACGTGATCTTCACGGTGGTCGTTGTAGCCGAGCCGTTCTTCTTCCGAGGCATTCAGCGACAGCGACACCCCTAAGCCGTAAGCAACAAAGCCTTTGAGATGGGGATTGGTATTGCAGGAGGGGGAGGTCATTCGAGGACCTCGCGGAACTTGCGGGGGTAGAGCATCCCAGCATCGCCGGTGTACCAAACGCCGCTATCACCCGGCAGCGCGAACGAGGAAATGAATACTTCACGGGGAACGGGCTTGATGCGCCATTCCCACTTGCTGTTTTTGAAGTCTGGAGTGAATGTGTGATCGAAATCTTCCCAGTCCTTCCCGTCATAGCGGAGCTGCAACTCCGATCCTCGCGAGTAGGCTTCGATTGCAACCTGATTACGGATGACGGTTTTCGCTTCGTCTCTTGTCATGTGTCGTTTCCTGTATGGGATGTCGCTTGTTTCTTGCTCATCAATTTCCCCGCCTGCTCAGTTTCCGCTGCGGTAGACTGGCCCTGTATGGAGCCCGATTGATGAGTACGGATGTCGCTCAAACGTTGATGTGACGCCGTTTCTCCCTAAGACTCAAAATCCAGTTCTGGCAACAGAGTGCGAGTTCGATTCTCGCCTTCGGCACAAGCACTTACAGAGTTTCTTGGCGCCGGACTTGCTCATCAATTCTGGGCTTGCTCAACAATTATCGCGTTGCAGTGACTTTCGTACCGATGCGGTTGCGCACATAGCCCTCGGTCGTGGCGACAGTAGTGTGGCCCAATTGTTTCTGCGCTTGGCGGATGTCCCCGCTCTCTGTCTTGTCTGTTGCAGCCTTCGCACGAAGGTCTCGGAACTGAAAGGCAGCAGGATCAATCCCAGCAGCCTCTCGGGCCCTCACAAACGCATCCTGAAGACGCCCCAGTGTCAGCGGCTTGCCCTTGTCATCCACTACTAAGCGGGTTGTGTCAGCGGCGTAATCGCGCTTCCTGTTCCTGATACGTTCGATCAATCCGGCCAGCGCATCAGACAGAGCAATGCGGAGCTTCTCTCCGGTCTTCCGCTGCTCCACTTGCAGAGCACCGTCTTTGATATGAGTCTCTTCCATCTTCAGTACGTCCGAAGGTCTCTGACCGGTCAGATACGCCAGGTCCATCGCATCTCTGAGAGGCTGCCCGGCTTTCGCCAGAACAGCCTCAACCATCGAATCTTCTATGTAGACCGTCCTGCCCGCCTTTACGCCGTCGATGCCCGTACAAGGATTTGCTAGGGACGTGTATCCCGCTTCCTCACGAGCCCAGTTCCATATGTGGGACAGCAGAGCCTTCTCTCGCGTAGCTCGTACGTGTCGTGGTGCTCTCCACCGCATGTACTGACGAACATCTTGCGGGGTGATGGCCTCAAAGGGACACGGTGGGTCGTTGAAGAACGCGAGCAGCTTTGCCAGTTCCAGCTTGTTGCCGACCTGAGTAGCAGGCGCCTTGGTCGGTATCACTCTCGCTCGATACTGCTCGGCCACGTAGGCGAACATGATCAACTCGCGAGGCTTCTCGGCTCCAGTGCCTTCAAACTCAGCCCACTTCCGTATAGCCAACCCGTAGTCAGCGCCAAGAGGTACGTGCTTTCGTGGCGAACCGCCTGCATCGTAGTAGTAGTAGACCCTGCCAGACGACCACGTACGCACCACGAGTCGGCGAATAGCGTTTGGTTTAGTCGGTCTACGTCCCATGCCTAGGCTGCCTTATTGGATTTCCAGGTTTTGGTTATCGCTGTCGCTGTTTGTGATCCGTCGATGGCTGACCATGTGACCACGGGCCAGCCGAAGCCATCAACGTAGTGCCTGATACCGTTACGCACGAAGAACTCAATCTGCTTCTTCCGAAAAGGTGTGCGCGTCATCGCTGCAATGTCTTCTCGGGACAGAAACTGAGCACTCATGCCGCGGCTTCCAAGCGGGCGCTCTCAACCAACAGAGGCACGATGTCATCATTGTCGGACTCTGACATCCATGCCGTCGCAAGCAACGGGTGCAGTGCCGATCCACGCCACCATGTGAATCCGAACTTGTCCAGAATGACCAGCGTCAACGTCTCGTTCTTGCCGGCCAGGTTGCAGGCCAAGGCGGAGTAGCGCCGCGCTTTCTCCAAACTGATGGATTTCCGATTGACTACCTCAATTGCTACAACCCCGTCTGCCGTCTTCTGATGGAAGTCGGGTCGGAAGCCAATTGGAAATACGTCGTCGCCCGAGAGTTCACGGATGCACTGTGAGAACCCTTTTCGCTTTGCCTCTGCAAACTCCCCGACCATTTTGGGCAGCACTTCCACCGGCCGCTTCCTATTCTTCGGTGTCGGGCCTAGCTTGAAGTGCTTCTTCGCGACCTGCGTTGCCTTCTCCAGATCGCCGGTGCCGCAGCTCTTACGCACCTTCTGACCCTTGGCACGCCATTCCAAATACCAGTTCGGAGAGACGCTCCTTTTGACCAGCGAGAACCGATCTGTGAGCCTAACTCGTGAGCTTTGTGTTTCCTGTAGCACGTTGCAATTCCCCTTGTAGCTTTGTTACTTGTTCATTTAACAGTGTAAGGTCGTGCTTATCTCTTTCCATTCTATCAGTTGAGTAGAAGTAGTGCAACACTAGATATATGAATAGAGCTAAAAGGCAGATTAGTATTCCTATAGTACCAGGGTCCATTTTGGTAGCTCCCTACGCGGCTGCGCCGCTCTCGGGATGAGCAGCACGTAGGGCTGATTTTACCACCGATCCTGCGCATCGAAGAGACACCAAAGAGCTACTTAGCCCTGCCCTTGTCCCATTGCTCTGCTGCCTTCAGGCCCTTAAGCCACTCATTCGCTTCCTCTGAGTCTGCCGGATAGGGATTGATCCTCTCCTGATCCGAGAAGAAGTAGAAGTCATAGCCCTCGTTGTACGCTTTGCTCTGATTCACTTAGTCCTCCTCGGGACATTCGCCAGGTCGCGGTGTGGAGGTGTCGGGGTGGAGTGCGGCTTCCAACATCGCCCGCGCTTCCGGTATTGCACGTCGCCAGTGCTTCCGATGTTCCAGCGCTGCATCGAGAGATCGGCAACTCTGAGACTCTTTGTCGTAGATGAACATTGCCAATCTTTCGACTCTCGCGTCTGTCACACCAGCATCCGCCTCCAACGCGCTGACCCTCGCGGTTAGTTGACGGATCACGTCTGCTGCTTCGTGCACTCGGTCATGGAACTTACTTTTCGGGTCAGAGCCGCAGTACGCATCCAAGTAGTTCGCCAGTTCCAAGGGAGTGCGACCATCAACCAGCCTTTCCCTCTCGCTCGCATCCATCAGGCGTCTCCGGTTGGTGGTGGCGGGAGTGGTTGCCAGTGGGTTGGTGTGCAGCACGGGTTTCCCCAATGATTCGCCCAGGGCTTCGCGCGGCCTGTCTTATGGTGACTCAAGTCGCGCTTATAACCGGCTGACACTCCGAGCACTCCGGGCCAATAGGTGATCACCTATTGTCCGGTAGGCGCACTCTCAATATCCCGCCACCCGCCAGATCGCAGCATCTGAAACTCAGCCTCGATAGCGCGCTGCTCATGTTCCGGCAGGGACGCGATGTACTGTTCAAGATTCACTCCCCATCCCCCCTCTGCAATCACAGGCTGCGGATCGCACCCCGGTAAGACCGTTCCTACGGCGAGATACTCCGGGACCGTGCAATCCTTGTGGCCGTTGCGGGCTTCGTCATCCGTTCGTAAGGCGGTGCTACGTGCCCAGTTGATAAGGTCATCGACCGTTGCGCGTGGCGATTCGTAATAGTCCGGACGAAGTTTCCCAGCGATCATGAGATGACCGATAACCACTTCCTGCCACATGCCTAATGCCTCACACCTTGCCCGCAGCTCGGCGAGCTCACGCCGCAGTGCCAAATTCTCTCGCGCCTGCTCCGCGATGATTTGCCGATCCCGCTCAGCCGTGTCGGTGGTCATGGCTGCGGCTCCCATCCGACTACATGGTCAATTTGACCGGCATCGGCGACTGAGAAAACAGTCACCTTGTGGTAGGTGCTTTCAACAATCGCTATCGCTTCCCCAAGGGATTTTGCAATCACGCCCACCACCTCTCCGCGTGACCAGTTCTTGTCCTTGTCGTAGACAAACTGAATGCGCAACCGCCAGTGTCGGAACTTACCAATGGTATGCATCACCCCTCCCCACGCGACTCTGCGCTGGTGGGCGGAGGGGGTGCTGCGGCGATCATCGTTCGGTAAATGTGCTTGACCGTCTCGAAACCGGTACGCATGTCATCAGCGTCTACACCAGCATTGACCTGCACAACAGTCGGCTCCCTCGGCACCACCACACACTCCGCAGGTACGGCGGCTGGTTGTGCGGCTGTGGGTGGCTGGGAGGAACGGGCGCGTTCTGCTAGCACACGCTCAGCTAATCGTTGGATGCGTTCCACTCCGGTTCCTGTTTCATGGTCCGGCCAATCCGCATCACGAATCTCTACCAAGCACATAATTAGTTCATCCGTCACCGCCTGCGCTGGTTGTGCATCGGCCTCTCCAACATCGTCATACGCCCATGCGTCAGGATGGCAATCAGGGCACGGATATCCGGGGCAAACGTGTGCATCGGACGGGGCGGAGAGGGCGGCTAGAACTTCGACCAATGCCTGCCGCGATACGCCGACTTCTACACCTTCGAGGTCAAGCTGCCGCTGGTGATTCGTAAGTGCATCAATCGCACGCGGATCAATGCCACCAACCCCGCTTGCGGGCGCAACGGCAGGTGCGGCGGCGGGGAGGGATTCGAGGGCGGCTTTGGCTACCTTCTCAGCCTCCCAAATCATGGCGTCCCATATCGGGCGAATTTCACCTTCCATGCGGACAGCATTGTTGCTCTCAGGAAACATGTCGCGAACCGGAGCGTAATATCCAGCGCTTAGAATTTCGTGCGTGGCCTTACGCGGAACGATCACATACTCATCCCCAATCCGGCGATCACCTGCGGAGGGGTGGTGGTGTTCCGCTCCCGCGCGATGCCACATCTCGGCCGACTTCACGACGACATGGCCGGAAATTTCGATCCCAATTCCGCCGGCCAGCGTAACGAAGACTCGATACCCGTCTCCATGCCATACGGTCTTGTCGGTGTTGGCTTTGCCGATCATGACTTCACCCCATCGTCGGCGTGTCCGCTACGGGCTGGGGGATGGGCGTTGCGAGCAGTGCAGATTGCGTGCGCGACTTCCGAATCTTCGGCCGATGCGACAACGTAACCATTGGCGTTGATGGTGAACTCGCTGCGACGCTCGTCATACTGGAATGACCACGGCGCTTTGTACTGCGCGGGGACGTGAGCCCATATATCAATGACCGCCTGCTCGGGCTTGGCGGCCGGGAGTGATTTGAGGACGCACTTGATATAGTCCCACGCATGCGGATCAGCATAGAACGGCTCGCCGACATCACCGCAGGCCGCTCGGCATTCCTCCATTCTCGCGACCGCTCGACACAAAGAAGCATCCTCAGCGGCCGCTTCCTTCAACGCAACATATTCCGCCCACGGAATGTTGACCCGCTCATTTGGCAATGCAGATACACCGCCCAACGTCACCCGCCCCGCACCCTGTTCGCGGGATTGGGAGAGGGCTTCGAGACGATCGGCTATGTGCGTGTAGGCATCGCCGATCGGTGCCGATGATCCCAATCGACGTGCCTGTCGCGCTTCCTCACGCAACTCCGAAACAATCGCAGAAATAGTGGCGACTTCGGTTGTCATGGCTGATCCTTGGCGAGTTCGGCGAGTAGTGCATCGGCAAACTGAACTGCGGTCTGCGCGCATGTACGCGGATATTCAGGACCGTCGACGCCGGTCACGAACCCCTGCATCGCCATTGCAGCGAACAACTCGCGCTTAGTCAGGCCGAACTGGCCGGGCCCGACGTTCGATGCGTAGGCTCCTTGGTTGCCGAGAGTCTTAGCGTCCATTTCCCGCCTCCTCCCCCGAACCGCGCGGATCGCGGGCGATGGCTACTGGCACCATCGCGCTTATTGATTGGAGTGCAGCCAGCATTCTTGGCGGCAACGGTTTGAATGCGCTGTCGTAAGCATCAGCAGCTTTTTCTGCATCTTCAATAGTCACAGGTCGATAATCCTTCGCATCCCTCAACGCGGTTTCGGCGAGGGGTGTGCGGGCAAGGTCGTACTCCAGAATCGCATCGACAATCAGGCGCTTTGTATCGTTGCGCTCGGCGTCGCTGTCCTCATCGAAGGAGGTGCGATTCAAAATCGTGTTTGCGGCCTCCTCCATTAATAGGTGATCGCTGCGCTTGCAGCGGGTATTCCACGTTGACTGCGGGTTTATGAAATCGTCATCGCTGAACACTACCCCGCACACAAAGCAGCCGACATGGTATGGAGGAACGTGTTGTCCACCGCTCCCAACTTCATCCGGCTTTAGCTTGGCCGCGCCGCCACAAAACGGACATGGTAAAAGTTCGATCGGCACTGCGTTCCCAGCGGGCGTGTTCAAGCTGCTCTCCCAAGTCGTTGTAGGTAGTTCGCCTCGAACATGGCTTGCGCGAATCCTGGTGGCGTTGCACTGCGCAGGTTCGCCCGCTCCTCGCTCGGCGGCATGGTGTGTATGCGGGTGTCCGTGGGATCGATCCGTTGCTTCTGCGGCATGACGAGTCCGTTGCCGGTCCACAGGCACGTCTTCTTCGGATAGGTGTCGCCCTCTCCGCCCGGGTATCCGGCGTAGTCGCAGGGATCGAACGTGTGATCCGCCTTGCGCCAGTAGGTGGAGATCGTGCTGACCGGGTTCTCGATGAAGTAGGGGACGCCGAGCGTTTCCAGGATGTCCGCGGAATGGGCGAACAGTTCGATGGCCTCAGCCAGCGCGAACAGCCCCTTGCCCTTGAACCAGCGCGCGCCAGAGACTGCCAGATCGGTGCATGGTGTAAACGCGCAGCCGAATACCCAATCGCGCTGTGGCGCTCTCCAGCGGCGTATGTCGGCACCCACGCGGATGACGTTGCCAACCCGTGCCTCACCCTTCGGATGCTGCGAGTCAACCGACCAGCACTCCACGCCGGCATCAGCCCAAGGCTTAGCCATCGTGTCGGTCAGGTTGAACAGGAACAGCGCGGATTTCACAATCTCATTCCCTCTCTCATCGTGACAGTGGCGCGGGGGTTAGGCGGATGCTTTGGCGAGGGCTGCGCATACGGCGTGCCAATCGCTCGTAGGAATGCGACCGCCGGCCTCTACCGCAGCTGCTAATCCGCGCAGCGCCGCAACAAGATCGTCATGCGCATTGCAGGCGCGAACGATGAAGTCGCGCGTCTCTTCCCAATTCGGGCAATTACTCACTTGCATCGTGCAGATGTTGTCGAAGGTCGGCCGATCAGCCCGAATCACTGTGCCAAAGGTTGTCCACGGCGTCTGCGTATGCATGCCCATCTCCAAAACCTCCAATGGTGTGAGTGGCGATTTGGGGGCGCTTACGCTGCGTACGATGACAACAGCAGGCCCCCGCGATTATCAATCCGAGTGGTTGAGCGTCAGGCCCATGTAGCAGCTAGGACCGGCGCAGCCGAGAGCATCGACAGGAACAGGCTGGTTGAACCTGACCATGATGTAGAACCTCTGACCCGGCACGAGCCTAAAGTCGAAGTTGGAGACGGGGCTGTGCATCAGCTTCGCTGCCACCCCACCAGGACCTACACGCATACGTGTCTTGCCCGCAGCAAAGTCGCCGAGATTGGCACTCACACAGCAATCAATGAACGGTCCCGGCATCGTCTCGCTGTGATAGAGCGACAACGACAGACTGGGAGGAATATCGAGAGGGACAACATCCGAAAAGCCAAACCATCCAGTCTTGGGAACGTTGTAGAACAGCGGATGGGAGCCCTGCGCATAAGGGAACGGCTGCAACGGGCTCGTAGCGTTGATACGCCCGAACACGGGCTTCATGTCCGTGGTGTCAACGTTGTTGACGTTCTGCCCGTTCCCGTAGTTGTACGAGAGGTTCAGGCGAGTGATGCGGCCAGGGGGGACAGGGGGCGGTGGGTCGCTGGGACAAGCTCCGGCTACGGAGTTGGTGACGCTCAGGAAAGCACCGGGAACAGAGCCTTGGACATTGCCACAGACTGTTACGCCGTCTACAGTGATGGTTCTACGGGATGTAGTTGTCATGAGGTGTTGCTTGTCTCCTTTTGTTAGCTCCCCTGTCGGGGATGAGTGCAGTCGAAAAGAAGACTGCGCGTGTTGCATGTAGCGTGTTCTGTGCAGTCTCTCCTGCTGTCACTAGTTGAACTGTTCTGTGCGCAATTCTCGTCGCTCGTCTAGTCGTCACGCTCGCTTGGAGGGTGTGGCGGTTAGCAACTTCCGCCGCTGTCTGTCTATGCAGCGCATTCCGAAGATTTCAGCTACTACGCTCCCGCGCCCTAGTTTCTTCGCACACCCGTAGAACTCAAATGGCCTCGTAGTCAACCAACTCTGCAATCTTCTGGAGGGTGCTATAATCTTTCACGCACCTAATCGCGTCTGCGATCTTCCCAGCGTGCGTGTTCACCCATTCATATCGATCGACTTCCTCCCGAGTAGCAAAGACGCCCCACGGCAACTCTCCCTTCTTCGGAAGTTTGGTGGTGTGATAGGACGGACCCATGATCCAAGATCGGGAAGTCTCGCCGATGATCTCTCGTTCTTGCCACTCGCGTTTGTGTTGTCGGCCAAGAGAAGCCCACACTTTGTCACCGACTTTCATAGCAGCGCTATCCCAAGCAGCGAAGCGCCTACTAAAACCAAGATACCTACCAACTGGTAGAGGAGTTTCATTGGGCTCCCTGCGGGATGAGCGAGACGGACAGGTCTATGTCAAGCGAAGAGCCGCTGTCTGTCTGCGCATCGCTGGAGACTCCCCCAGAGGCCGAATGCTTCGGCCGATCAGAACAGATGGAGTTGTACCACTTGCGCTCACGGTGGCCGAGTTCAATACGACACTCGCCGTCAACCTTACCAATAGCCAGCCTTGCTTCATAACAAACGCTGGCGATCCGTTGGTCATACTCGTCGCCCTTGCGGCGCGCGGCCTCAACACTGAAGATGAGTGAGTTTGCCTGTTCCAGCGCGGCTAACTGTTCACGCGGTGTCATTCGTGTCTCCCACTGTTTCTTGTTTCGGCCTGTACAGTATCTATCGCTCCGCTGCATAGCGTGGGCAACAGGAGGAAGTGATTCAAAGCTCCTAAGCTCTGTATCTTTGCTTTAATCATTTGATTTTAATAGGCTTTTAACATGGCTCTTAAAGAGCCTTAAGGAGTATTGTACCAAAGCCTACACAACCAGTATGACATGCTAGTGTTCTACTGTCAACTGTTGGTTTCTCTTCGATGAGTAGAATGAGAAGAGTGTCACAGTTCTATTTGGTAATCACTTCTGCTCATCTTTTTTCCTTGTGATAAGAGCCTCGCATACCGGACACCATTGGTACTGCGCGACACGCGCGGCAAGGGCACAAGCCGGACACGTTCCCAAATAGGCCAGTATGCCATCCCACGGCCCTTTCTTCACCTCAATAGCGTTTTCATTTCGACTCATGTGGCTCTCCGGCGTCGCGTCCTGAATGTCTCGTCTGTCCACGTTGCTTGTCTCCTGTTCTATGCATCAATCTATGCATCGTAAGAGCTATCCGACTGATCCTCTTGTGATTGTCCTTCACAGTCCCATTCAGCGTAGCGACAACCAAAAGCCCCAACACAGCGCCCTTCCATCACGAAGGCAAAGGCGCTGTAGTAGAACGTCTATTCGGTCACTCTACGTTTACGAGATGCTATCAATTCCTTCTCGGTGGGTTTCCGGAGCAGCTCGGCCCATGTATCAACACCTGCGTGAAGCCGATCTAGAACAATCGTCTCCTGAGTCCCTGCTTCCTTTGCTCTCCTTGTAACCTCCCCGCGAGTAACACTCTGCCCTGCCACGATGTAGTTCTGTTGTACCCTGAAAACCAGTACCCCCTCTTTGGATGACTTCAAAGAGACCTTCACGTTCAGGCGCTTGGCCTGCGCGTACACTTTCGTGGACACATCCTTGAGTTCCACGTTCTTAAGCAGCAAAGCGTCCCCAACCAACTCCCCATTGATCTCTTTAGCTATCTGGAGATTTCCTAGAGGTAACGTTGATGCGGCTGCTCGATGTGGAGCTTTGGCGTTTCTCTTGATTGTGTAGTCCATTGTCGCTGTTCCCTCGTTGTCTGATGTTGCGAGCACCATACTACCACGTAGGGTAAAAACAACACCCGTCTACAAGACTGGAGGTGTCTGTAATGGCTGACAAGCCCTGAGAGCCCGTAGGAACCTTCCAATGCCGGAGACATTCACCCTCCAGTGGGCCGGAGTGTCGTCTGCCTCCTCGAATGCCAGCTCCAGGGCATTTCCAGCTTGTATCAATTCTGCAACTCGGAGCGTAGCGCGTGCCATATCGACCTCCCAGTCGTAAGAGCTTCCCTCTCTATCCTCCTGCACCATCCTCCCGAATCGGGTCATGACGGACAGGACATCCATTGGGGTGCGGCCTTTGTGCTGTTTCTCGTTCACGGTGTCTCCTTACTCTTTCAGGAAATAAGGATAGGTTGTGTTCAGGTAACTAAATATGAACAGATTGTGTGTTTGGGTGTCGCTTTGCTGTTTCTTACGCAATGATAGTTGCTTGTCCTCCTGTGTAGCACTGTAGATGCCTCTGTGGCTGCGTAGAACGCTCTACAAGGCGATCTCTTGATTTAGAGCATACCGTGGCACTCTAGAACTAGAGAACGCCTTAGACAGCGGCCTAGGCTGTTTTAGAGGGGCCTGGTCTAAACGTCTCAGCGTCCTCAATTTCGGCGGCTTTTAAAACACGATAGACGACCTCACCCATTGGTTGAATGCGCGGGGTGCTGAAAATGCCCCACTCTTTTGCGCAGTCGGCAATATCGTTGTTCGTGATCCCGTCGCCTCTGTCGTTTGATTCCCAGCGCTTCTTAAACTGATCTTTAGTCACGATATTTTCTCCGCTGTTTTGGGCTCTACGTCCTCTCGTTGACACTGAGGGCATGTGTCAGAAGCTACAGCCGTCCAATTCCCTGCCCAGCAGGCTCCACAGGAGCACTCGTAGGACAGCAGGTAGGTGGCAGACTTGTATTTGAAGCTCATTTGGGTGTCTCCCCTTCTGGGGACGGATAGCGCAGGTCGATGATCTCGTTCTTCAGCTCGTCTACTAGCTGGCTCAGCGCCTTACACCACGCGAACATTTCATCATCGAACGGACCCTGCCAGTGGTGGAACTTGCCGGGATGGTCAATGAGCCGCCAGTACCAGCGACCCGAGTTAAGCGGGAGCTGCGCTGTGTCGGGCCTCATACAGCCCCCTTCGCAATCATGATGACGGCAACAGTTAGCCAGGCGATCAGGCGATTCATGCTGCCATGTCCCCAGCGGTAACGACTTCCCAAAGATCGGTAGAAGGCGCTGCGCTGTGTACTACGCCAAGCGTGCTCATTTCGATGCTCTCGCAGCGCAGGCATTCGTGGATGATCTCTTTCAGCCGATGGTCAATACGCGGCTTGGAGCGATGCGGGCAATTGGCTGGGCACTTGTTCATGCTGCACCGGCCTTACGGGACAGCGCCCGCAGATACTTCCGACCAGCAGCCGTCGCAATACAGCCGAAGTACGGCTGCTGCATGTGACCAGGCGGTTTGTCCATCGCCGGAACGATGTCGAGAAGATCAGGCGCTTTCTTCTGGATTGAGCGGAGCCGGCCAGCATTGGCGTAGCCCCACACGTCTGCGCCTTTCACCACTCCGCGCAGCTCGGCGATTTCCTCGACGGTGAGAGTCACGGCGCTCATGCCTGCGCCCTCGCCATTGCGTCTGCGTTGTGCTCTGCCAAGGCTTTGGCTAGGCGCGCATCCTGCGCAGCGGAGCGGGTCACAAAAAGATTGTGACTACGGATGTAAAGCTGATTGCGTAGGGACATGCGTTTCATTTGGCAGCTCCTTCGGATGCGTCCTGCACCCATCGAGCGCCTACCTCCTCAAACCTCGCACCGTCCGCACCTTCGCTATCGGTGATCTCGCCTGCGAAGTCGCCGTCTATCCACAGGTGCGCGGGGCGGTCCCCGAAGAACAACGAAGCGCCGTGCTTGTCCACCAACACAGCCAGATCAACTAGAAAAGCCTCTGTCTTGTACATGTCTCTTGTCTCCTGTTACGTGTGTGGTGTTGCGTGTTCAGCGTGTAGCGGCTGACAGAGCCTTTTCAGGTGCTACGCATTGAAGCGAAGCGGAAAGCCCCCAAAAAGGCTCAAGCAGAAGCTATAGGGGATTAGCGTGTCCAGTAGGCCACGCAGGAAAACTCAACGGACGTGTAGTCCATCTGGAGTTCACGCGCTGCCTGTTCCCAATCGATGCAGGTAAAGGGCCACACATCGCAACCGGCAGGAGTGCCCAATTCCTCGCAAAGCTCTTGCGTGTAGGACTGGAAGTAACTGTCCCGTATGAGCGTGACCGGATACCAATCGCCTTCCCACTGCTCATCTCCACCGTTGCCCTTGCACTCTTCTAGCAAGGCTTCAAGCTCTTGTAGCTCGGCGAAGAGCGTGTCTTGGTCCGCGTTGCTGTCTTCTCCGAGGTCTACGGGACCGGATTCGCGGAGCTGGCGGAGGTGCTCAACGCGCTCGATAACGTCGCGGAGGTCGATTACATCGTCTGTGTTGCTGATCGTTGCCATGTTGCGTGTCCTCGGTTGTAACGTGTTGCGATGGGAAACATGGCCGTTAGGCCAGCTACCAAAAGCTATTCGCCCTCGTTATGCATTCGGCACAGAGAGCGAGCGGCGTACAAGTCGGTGACACTCTCGACCACTTCACCTGTCACGTCGTCAACCAGGTCGTATTCGCCTGTGTACTCATTGGGATGCACGATTGTCATTGTTGCTTGTCCCTTGTCGATGCTACTCAGCGGTAGCGAATCCAACTAATCATGTCTCTTGTACAGGACCAATCATACTCACTCTCTAACACTTGTCAACAGTAGAACCGTACTAAAACACTACCGTTCGTCGGCTAGCAAGATAAACAGCGACCACGAGAGCATCACTACAGCGGCTTGTTGGCCCTGATGGCCTTGATAACGTGCACAGGATCAACGCTTAGAGCTTTCAACAGCGCTCTGGCCGGTCCTTGCGGCTCTCTCCTCCCCTGTTCCCAATTACGGACAGTGGACACAGGAACGTCTATGAGCTTGGCAAAGGATGCCTGGGATAGTCCTGTCCGCTCTCGAATGGAGCAGACATCCATCGCTCTTACGATGGCATCCATTTGGTGCATGCTCTCTACGAGCTTGCTAAAGAGCTTCTTGTCCATTGGTCCGCTTCGCTGCCTGGGAATGTGAGCAGCATTGTACGCCAATGGCTTAGTGCGTCAATGGCGCATAGCGGCCTTCACGGTAGTGCGCATTGGAGCGCTAGCGGAAAGACACCCAAAAAGAACCCCTCACATGGAGGGGCTTGGAGTGAATGCGAGCTGGAAGGGGGATTAGCTACCGAGAGGAGGATACCTACCCTGCATCCTCTCGATCCTTTCATTCTGCCGTATGGCACGCTCGTTAGCCTCTTCGGCCTTGAACGCCTTGAAGTACCAGCCGTTGAACTCACGGAGCGCATTGAATGCCCGACTGTAGCCGGCGCTTGCGCTCTTCCACGCCGGTGTAGCTTTCACGGAGTCAGGTGTTAGCCCAACGGCATTCCAAAAGAGACACAGCACTATAGAGACCAGTATAGACAGCCGTACTACTGTTGCACTAGCTGCAGATGTGCAGATCGCTCCTACAGCGTGCTAAGGACTACACCAGGCTTGTAACAGGGCTGTGGTAGGCATCCACCATGTGTTCTACCCTCCTCCAAATCCTCTAGCAGCCCTCTCGCAGCCCATGCCATTTCCCTTAACCCCCTGTAGACGCTCTTAAGCACAGAACCCAGGTAGTTAGATGCGATTCTAGCGGGCTAAGACATTGCTATGCCCCGGACTTCCTGTGTTCCTCACAGTGATGCTACTCAGCGTAAGCGATACCCAAATGCTATTGACAAGCCCATAAGTAGAACAGTTGTTTCATTTGTCATAACGTTGATTGCGTACTACAGGCCGACAGAGACAGCCCGTTGTGCTCATTACACAGGGTAGCCACGTACAGGCCAGTCAGCAGCCGTTTAGCTAGGCTTGAGGGCGGGGGTAGCAGTTGGGCTTGGACCTGTGGAAGTCGGGTGTGCCCCCTATACGTAGAGCAAACCTCAGCTCAAATCTCTCCCTGAACGGCTGTTCATCTATAGATATACGTGGCCTCTGCACCAAATCTATAGTTGCTCTACTCCCTTTCTGAGTATTCCTTGGACAAATGAGTTCTATTGTGTTATAATGGTAGGATACTGCTACTGTTCTACAGTGGCAGATAGGCAGTATTTGATATACGCGTTTGTGTGGGCGCTGACGCTGTTTCCTATGCTAGGCGCATACACCACAAAGGCATGGATACAGACGGGCCTTACAGAGCGTTCTACGCGGTCTGAGGGGCATTGTAGACAGTGACAACGGAGGAGTGATTTGGATAGCCGAGACTTGCCTTTGATACCGCTCGGATCGAAGGTCAACGGTGGGTACACGGTCGGGGCTGTGCTCTGGCTGGGAGAGCGGTATTACATGATGACCAAGGGTCGAGGTGACGTGGCGCTCATGCCTGCGGACAGCGTGGAGCTGGACACCCTAGAGGCTTCTGTTCCTTCTCGTTTGGGGGCTCCTTCGGATGATTAACGCGCTGAGATCAGTAGCCGAAGAACTGCGCCTTGAGGCTGACGAGAACATCGAAGGACAAAACTCTTGGCATCGAAGGCTCGCGTCCCGTATTGAGGCGGCTGTTGCCTCTGTGGCGTGGCAGCCAATCGAGACAGCCCCGAAGGACGGAACTTGGATATTGGCCGTAGCCCCTCAGAGTGTGTGCCCGCCAAAGCATCATGTTGTCAGGTGGACTAAGGGCGGCAATCTGGGCTGGTGGGGAGATTGGGGTGGTCACGAGTTCTTCGGATTCACCCAGTGGATGCACCTTCCACCGCATGCCTAAGCGGGAAGAGGACAAGCCTGGTTGGTTTGGCACCCAATACGAGCTGGAAGGAAAGACGTATGGGACGTGTCTGTGGGCTGAGAGTCTTGAAGAGGCTTTTGGGGTCGCTTCGCTGCGCAACATCGGGGAGACAGTGAGCGGCTATTGGTTTGCTCCCTTTGAGCTGCCTTCCAAGCTCTTGAGGAAGCGCACAGTGTCTCTAGAAGCCCTCCACGGAGCTGTCTTTGTAGGCTGGCTAGCATCGTGCGCAGGCGTAGCCGACTCCCAACAAATGCTCTCTGACACAGGCCTGATACATGAAATCATCCACTACATGCAATACGGCCCTATCAACTACCCAAAGAAGGAGCTAATCAATAGAATGAAAGCCTTAGAGGAGAAAGTACCGGGTTTGGTAGCTCTTCGATGAGTAGGACTGACAGGGATGTGATGAGGCCCGGCGACGAATGGCGGGTACTCACATGGGGAGACTGGGCAATCATGATCTCAGCAATTGCCATCGAAATCGCCTTGATCCTCACATTCGGTGTTTGACAAGTTCCTCGGGAAGCCCCCTCCCGTACAAAACATCGAAGAGCCCCCAAAAAGACCCGGAAGGCCCCGTAAGCCCGACTCAGAGCTGAAACAGCCTAGGAGAGACCCGGCCCGCTACTCCAAGATCACAGGCCGACTGCTTCCATCGAAGAGAAAACAAAAGCTAAAGCGCACCCACTACAAGATCAGACGGAAGTGGTGGAGAGATAAGAGACGAGAAGTCAGAGCCGCTACAGGCTTAGCCTACGAAAGACAGTACAACGCTACGCTCAGAAGGAAGTACATCCAGTCCCGCTCCATAGCCAAGCTCTACGCCAAGAGGAAGGGACTCGATCCCGACCAGTGGTACCAACTCACGTACGCACAGTGGGTGGTCTTGTGGGCTACCAGCTCTGACGTAGAGCACCCCACCAAGGGACGATTGAAAGCAGCGCAAGCGACATCCAACCCCATCTCCTGCCGCTGGAAAGACTGCACATGGGCCTCTCAGATCGACAAGGAGAAGCCTTGGATGGCAGGGAATGTGGTGATTAGGTGGAATGGAGCAGCATTGCCCAACAAGCTAAGTGCATGATATATAACACTACCACTATATCACTCTACTTATTTGCACCAACTTGGGGAACTTTCGTCGCTCTTTGTTGTTATAAAGGGGTCCGTGGTGAATCTTAGCCGGGACGCATGAGGCGAAGCAGAGCCTCCGTGCACAAGCGGTAACACGTTAATCCCCCGCTATTACTTTCACGGTGTCTGCCCCGTCGCAACAAGACAGACTGGCGCCCCGCGGCGAAACATCAACAAGTAACAACAAACATCACTCTGCGGAGTGAGGAGACAACATGGTAACAACCGAATATAGGGTGCGCCCTGTTCAACGTTACGTTCTCACCAAATACACCAGCACCACGTCAGACGACGCAGGCGTTGCCCTCGTCGGCGGCAGTCACCCCATCGGGGAGTTCGACAACCTTGAGCGTGCTCTCTCCGCCAAGGAAGCATTTGAGGCGATCCGTGAGTCTATTCCGGGCCACAAAGAACTATTCGCTGTGGTTGAACGTGGCTTCGACATTATCACCCAAGTCTTCTACGCCGACACGAAAGAATCGGCGGAAGCGCTCGCCAAAGAAATGTTCCAGAAGACCGGAAACGAGTGGCGAGTGTTCTACCCCGCATAACAAGCAACACCCCTCCCCAACACGGCGACAAGCAACTCTCCATGTCTACCCATCAAGCTCTCAGCGCTCTCATCACCCGCAACAAGGCGGTTGACGAATCCACCAACCGTCTGTCCCAGTTCCTCGTCCAGCGTTCAGTGCCGAACGTGGCACGCCTCACCACGGCGTTCACCGGCCCCGCTGCTGTTGATCTCGCGGTTGTCCCCGGCCTCCTCATCACCAACAGCGTCGGCTTCAACGGCGGTGCTGCTGTCGTTGGTGGGCGTACTTATTCGTTTCGAGCCTACCTGCCTTGCACCATCAACGGCACCTCGGGCGGAACGATTGACTGGTCGGGCGGCACCGCCACGATCTCGGCGTTCCAAGCCACGGGCCTCAATCACATCACGGCCACAGCGCCGAACTTGCTGAAGACCACCACGTTGGCCGGTCTCACGATGAACGCTGCCGCTGCATACACCCTCTCGGTTGTCGAAGGTGTGTTCACTGCGTCCAGCTCGGGCTCGTTTGGTCCGCGCCTCGCGACGTTCACAGGCACGGCTACCGCTCCGATCCTCGGTGCCGGTGCGTACCTCGAACTGACTGAAATCGCTTCGTAAGTATGACCACCTCGCACCAGGCTCTCGGTAAAGCCGTCCAGCAAACGCTCAGCAACGCCGAGGACCTGAAGCTCGCACGGACGCTGATTGAGCGCAGCACTCCCAACATCGTCTACAGCACTGCCGCCCAAGTCGTTACAGGAGAGACGCTTACAGCGAGCACCTTCCTCCTGCTGACTCTCGGCACGGGGTTCAATTCCAATGCCGCTTGCGTGGGAGGCCGGGCCTACATCCTGGACGCCTACCTGCCGTTCGGTGGCCTAGGCGGCGGTGGCGGTATCAAGGTTGACCTCGCGGCCGGCGATGTCCAGATAAGCAATGCGCAGTTCACGTACACGCAATGCACGTCCGATGATCCGTCTCTCGTCACTGTCACCAACACCAACTTGCTGAATACGCCTGTTGGGTCGGACAACGTGGACATCATCGTCACTCGTATCTCGGGTGTCTTTGTAGTAACAGGCGGTGGGTCCATTGGGGTTCGCTTCGCTGAGAACACCGCCACGGATTCCGCCACGCTGCTCGGCAGAGCCTATTTGTCTATCACGGAGATTGCTCAGTAATGTTCTATCTATTGGTTGCAGCCGCTGCACTGTGCGTTGTCTATCTGGGCATGAAGGCCCTTGGCTATAGCCCGAGTGCAGTGTGGAAAGCCGGCATCAAGTGGATAAAAGACACTTGGGCCAACTGGCAGAACTGATCGACTACGCCGCTTGGATAGTCGTCATTGCAATTGTAGTGACGGTGATTGTCTGGATTCGTATTCTTACAGGATTGTTCGGACTCTTAGGCAAGACCATCTGGAGACAATGATGACTGGAACTGGTAACGGCATCACGAAGACAGGCGGCAGTCCTGAGAAGGGCACCACCGACTGCATCGAACGCGACAGCTTCATCGAACGAGACGAAACATTCATGGGCTCTACGTCCAAAGGCGGTTAACAAGTTTCAACCTGAGTAGTGCGGCGTGGAAGGACACGCGGAAAACCCCGTTAATGTTGGGACGCCTTACGGCAAGGGACGCCATCCGTAAGGTCTGGGGCTAGAGAGACTGCACAGTCGGAATCGGTATCAAGCCCGATCACTACTCGGGAATCTTTTCAGCAACGCGACACCCCCCTTACGCTTGGGCAGACAAAGGATTGTCTGCCCAAGCGTAAGGGGGGACCTTTGAGACCGGCCGGATGAAAAGCCCGTCTCTCTGAGTCCTCGCGGTACACGGCCCTCCTCTATCTCTCGCCGTTGCCGATTCGATTTGTCCCAAGCACCTTTTGTTGGCGCTCCGCTGCGCAGCATCCCTCCAGCCCCCACTGTCTAGTCGGGGCTTTAATTGTTTCAAATCTCCTTATGGAACATCCCGTTGCTGGCGAAGCGTTGAAAGCGACCCCTGTCGCTCTCTATGCCGCCGCCGATGCCGCTACCAGCTCTTTCAGTTTCACCATCCCTGAAATCATCAGCTATTTCACCTTGATCTACGCGACTGGTCTCGCGATTCAGACGCTCTGGAAGGGGTGCAAGTGGCTCCGAGAATATTGGGGCGAACGCCACATCAGACGCACCGAAAAGCGCCGTCGCAAGAGAACGTAATTTGGCTTCCCAGATTCGCTCCTTCGCAACGGGAGCAGGTAGTGCTCTAGCACTAGCAGCAACACTCGTCATGGCGTTCGAGGGGTACATCCCTATGACGTACCGTGATGCAGTCGGAATCAATACAGCCTGCTTTGGTCACACAGGGCCGGATGTAACACCAGGCAAGACATACACGAAAGAGGAATGCGACCGCCTTCTGCATGGCGACCTCCTCGAAGCCTACACAGCGGTTCAGCAGTGTGTCCGCGTTCCACTGAAACCCACACAGTCTGCTGCCCTGGTTTCGTTCACGTTTAACGTGGGCACCAATGCCTTCTGCGGATCGACGCTCGTAAAGCGCATCAACGCAGGAGAGCTTCCCGCAGCCTGCGCAGAAATCTCCCGCTGGCACTACGCACGCGGCATCAGTCTCCGAGGGCTCGTCAAGAGACGCGCAGCAGAACGTGCGCTCTGTGAATCAGCGTAGCGACTCCCACAACTAACAGCAGAACTCAATGGCAGTAAATCCCCGATACCTTTCTGAGTCTTTCGACGAAACAGCCGCGAGTGAAAACATCCTCCAAGCTCGTCATGTCTTCGAGAAGGGCAACCCGCTCTACGCGCTAGTCCACGTCTCCAACACCTTCACTGGCTCTGTGCAGCTTGAATGCTCCCCGCCTGATGCCGCCGCGTGGGTTGCTTGCGCTACGGCCATCACTGCCGCTGGCGCTGTCTCCGTTCTCATCCCCGCTGATGCTGACTACCGCTTCAACGTGACGATGGAATCGGGAGACATTGATTGCTTCATGGCTCTGCCGGCGTGATTTGGCTTGCAGCCACTCTTACATCAATCATAGGAATCGCAGCGATTGTAGCCGCATACAAGCGACGTGTAGTCAATGTCGCCACAGTTAACGAAGGCGTAGACGAGTTCTACGACTTCATCGGGGGCACTGCTCCTTTTCAGGAATTCGTCAGTGGTGGTGGCTCGATCGTTAGCACGGTCAGCCCAACCCAGCATCCCGGCTATTACCCCGGCGCTGTAGCCACTTCGATTACATCGGCCGCTGATAGTGCAGGTTTGTTGTCCTACGGGACAACCGAACTCCGCCTCGATCAGGGATCGTCCGACCTCCAAGCGAGGCTATCGGCGCAGCTCGATCCGTTCCCGATCAACACGGCCCTCTACAAACGTAAAGGCGGCTTCGGCTTCTTTGAGCGCAACGCCAACACGGACATCCGAGACGGCACTGCTCTCGGATGTC